GCTGAGATAATAGAAGAACTAGCAATTGGTTTAAGTATCAGAAGTTGTTTATCTCCAAAGAATAAAAATCCAGACAGACCATGTTGGCAATCATTTAGAACCTGGATGGCTAAAGACCAAGAGCTTAGAAGCCAATACGAAGTAGCTAAGACTGATGGAATAGAATATTTATTAAGTGATGCTACTGATTTAATTAATCAGAGTTTAGAAGATAGTAAATACAAAGAGAAAACAGATTTAGGTCAGACTCACTTAATCAAATCATTTATTGATTTAACTAAGTGGAAATCAGAACGATTAGCACCCAAAACATACATGAAAAAAGATCAATTACAGGTATTTGGATCAGATTCCTCTCCTTTGATTGTTAAGTGGGATAAGTAAAAGTATTGTATTGATTGGGTTATTGTATGATTCATGGGAGTCAGAGATTAATCTAGCACACACTCTCTTATAGGAAAAAAAATGTGATATTTTTGTCACATAATAGAATAATTCTAAAGTAATCCGGTAAATAAATACCGGTAGCTATACTTTATTTATATTTCTATAAATAAATGGCTAATTTATTAGCTTATTTAACCGGAGCAGTTGATTAACAATCATTTTACCTGGTTTTGCACCAGAAAGTCATGGGGTGAAGAAAAAAGCGACCCCCAAAACTATATTTGGAATTAAAAATAAAATTAGGGAAGTTACACACACCTACAACAACCAACCACTAATAGGATAAATTATGACAGAAGAAGAACGAAAAAGATTAGCCTTAAAAAAAAAAAATAAAGAATTTTTTAACAAATACAGAAAAAGCATAACAGGAGTCGCTGCTGGAGATAAAGAAATGGAAATTTTAGCAAAATCAATTCCTACTGCTGAATTAGACGAAAAATTTATAGCTGAGAAAATTGGTGGTGCTGTGTCAGAAGAAGAATTGAAATTAATTAAAAAATTATTGCCTAAAAGATAATTCTAATGAAAAAATTTGATGATAAAAAAATGGGTTATACAGCTATCGTCTATGTGATGGAATCTACTAAAAGTGTGATCGTACATTTTGATGGTTTTAAAAATATTAAAGAATGTGATAATTTTTCTTTTCAGGTCATGGATGATCTTGGCATAGAGCCTATTTCTACATCTGAAAGTATTACACTCCACTAATTTTAAAAAATGCCCAATATAGTTATACCTTATAAGCCTAGAGCTTTACAAAAGATACTACATGGTCAAATAGATAAGCATAGGTTTAGTGTGATCGTTCTCCATAGGAGAGCTGGAAAAACAGTCATGGCTATAAACCATATGTTAAAAGCAGCTTTAACTAACAAGTACCTTAACCCTAGATATGCCTTTATATCGCCCTACCGGCTACAAGGAAAGGCTACGGCTTGGGATTACATTAAGCAGTTCGCTGGAAAGATACCTGGCACAAAATTTAATGAATCTGAGCTTAGATGTGATTTGGCAAATGGTGCAAGGATAACAATTCTTGGTGCAGAAAACGATCAAGCAATTAGAGGTATTAGTTTAGATGGATGTGTATTTGATGAAACACAATCTATTAAACCAACTATATTTCCAGAAGTCATAAGACCAGCTCTGGCAGACCGAAAGGGTTGGTGCATATTTATAGGTACACCAAAAGGAAGAAACAATTTTTATCAGCTTTACCAATCAGCTATAAAAAATCCTAAATGGTATGCTTGTACTTACAAAGCAAGTGAAACAGGAATTTTAGACGATGAGGAATTACAGGCTGCTAAAGATGTAATGTCCAAAGACTTATATGAGCAAGAATTTGAATGTTCATTTCAAGCTGCAATAACAGGATCGTATTATGGAACTATAATAGAAGATTTAGTAAAAGAAAAAAGAATGGTGTCCAATCTATTTGATGAGGACATAGATGTAGAAACATGGTGGGATCTGGGCATGAATGACCAGACTGCAATATGGTTTGTGCAGCGATACAAAAAAGAAATAAGATTAATTGATTATTACGAAAATACTGGACATGGTTTAGATCACTATGCTGATGTTTTAAAAAATAAAGGCTTTGAATATAGCACTCACATATTCCCCCATGATGTAAAAGTCAGGGAGCTTGGCAATTATGCTAAAACAAGATTAGAAGCTTTATTGGATCTTGGGATAGTTGGTGAAGTAGCACCCAAGCTTAGTATTGAAGATGGCATAGAAGCTGTCAGAAGAAATTTAATAAATTGCTGGTTTGACAAAGACAAGTGTGCAACTGGTATTGAGTATTTAAAAGCCTACCAAAAAAAATGGGATGACAAGGCACAAGTTTTTAAATCTAAACCTCAACATTCGTATGCAAGTCATTGTGCTGATGCTTTTAGAACAGGAGTAGCTGGGCAACAAATAGAGCTTTCAAATTGGAAAAAAGGATTTGAAATAAATACAAATTATATAGTTTAAAAAGTTATGGCAAAAAAAGTATCAGAATTAGAAATTAAAAGCATAATTTCATCAGAGATAAATAACTCTATGGGGTTTATGGGTGGAGCTTTATCAGAGTCTAGAAAAAAATCGCTTGAGTATTATATGGGCGAAAAACTAGGCACAGAAGTTGATGGTCGTAGCCAGGTGGTTAGTACAGATGTTTCAGACACTATTGAAACTATCTTGCCAAACCTTTTAAGAGTTTTTACTTCATCTGACCAAGTAGTTAGATGTGATCCTGTTAAAGCAGAGGATGTAGAGTTAGCCGATCAAGTAACTAACTATATTAACTATATTTTTAACAAAGATAATAATGGTTTCTCAATTTTATATACTTGGTTCAAAGATGCTCTTTTAGAAAAGAATGGGATTGTCAAAGTTTATTGGGACGAATCTGAAAAGGTTGAGCAAGAAACTTATGAAAATTTAAGCAAAGAAGAATATGATGTATTGGTTGATGACAATGATGTTGAAGTTGTTGAAGAAGAATCTTTTGTAGATGAATTTGGTAAAGAAGAATTAGAAAAATTAAAAGCCTTAGCATTAGCTCAAGGTCAAGATATGGGAAACATACCAGATCCCAAATTATATAATTGTAAGATTAAAAGAACAACAAATTCTGGTAAAGTTAAAATAGAAAATATTCCACCTGAAGAATTTTTAATTCAAAGGTCTGCAAAGACTATTGAAGATGCAAATTTTGTAGCTCATAGAGTTTTAAAAACTAGATCAGATTTAATTCAAATGGGTTTTGATAAAGATGTAGTTGAAAATTTACCTACACAAAATAGTGTCACCATGAATGAGGAAAGATTAACAAGGTATGCTGATATAGACGAAGATCCTATTGCTGATGCTCCAGATCAATCAGGATCTGAAATTGAAATTTATGAGTGCTATATTAAAGTTGATATGGACGGAGATGGTGTTAGCGAATTAAGAAAAGTTATAGTAGCTGGAAGTAATGGCAATACAATTTTAGAAAATATGTCATGCGATTTTATTCCTTTCTGCTCTTTAACTCCTATCCCAATGCCACACAGATTTTATGGTAGATCAGTTGCTGAACTTGTTGAAGATGTTCAGTTAGTTAAATCTACTGTTATGCGACAGTTATTAGATAATATGTATTTAACAAATAATAACAGAGTTGCAGTAATGGACGGAATGGTCAACCTTGATGACCTACTAACAAATAGACCTGGAGGAGTTGTAAGAACTAAACAACCACCATCTCAAGTTATGATGCCAATGCAAAATCAAACTATTTCGCAACAGGCTTTTCCATTATTAGAATATTTAGATACAGTTAGAGAATCCAGAACTGGTGTTACAAGATACTCACAAGGCTTAGATGCAGATGCTTTAAATAAAACTGCAACAGGTGTAAATACCATGATGAACCAATCTCAAATGAGAATGGAACTAATTGCTAGAGTATTTGCTGAAACAGGAATTAAAGATTTATTTAATAGAATATTTGAGCTTACAGTTAAATATCAAAGCAAAGAAAGAATGGTAGAGTTAAATAACAAGTTTGTTGCTGTTAAACCTACTGAGTGGAGAAATAAATACAACATTTCAATTACTGTTGGACTTGGAGCTGGTTCTAAAGATCAACAAATTGCTATGTTAAATAATATTTTACAAAAACAACTTCAGGCTTTCCAATTGCAAGGCAATAAAGAATACCCAATGGTTAATTTAAAAAACATTTATAATTCTTTAGCTAAAATTATTGAAGAAGCTGGACTTAAAAATGTTGAAAATTACTTTATTAATCCTGATGAGGGTATGCAGTTTGTTAAACCTAGTCCTCCACCAGAACCTACTCCAATTGAAAAAATTGAATTTAGCAGAATAGCTTCTGAGGAAAGAAGAAAACAAGCTGATCTTGAATTACAGATGAAAGAAATTAAAAGCAAAAATGCTAGAATGGTTTTGGAATTTGAAACTAAAATTAAAGAAATGGAACTTAAATATTCTACACAAATTAATAGCGAACAACTAAGAGCAGACGCAGATTTAGATAAAGTTCTTTTATCAAGTGTGAACAAGCAAGTGTTGGCAGCAAAATTATCAGCAGACAAACTATCAGAAGAAGTGGACACTATAAATAAACCACAAGAAAGTATTATAACAAATGAACAACCTGGAACAGGACAAGCTCAACCAAGAATTGAG